GTCATAACGTTTCTTAAAAACACGATCTTCAGCTTTAGCAGGGCGTTCAGCGATAGGAGTAGCCTTTTTATCTGATTGTTCTGCAGTCTCTTCAGACGCATCGGTGTCCTTCTGTTCGGTTGCTGCGGTTGCCTCTTTTTCCCTTTGTTCCTGATGATATTTAGTTAACTCACCTTTAGCAAAAGCATCTGTTTCAGGATCATCTTCACGAACCTTACTATAGGGATTTGCCGCTGGCATTTTAACTTTTTTTTCTTCAGAAACTTCAGGAGTTTCTTTTTCTTTTTCCATTATTTTTCCTCTTGGGTTGAGTGCCTTATGGATAAGGGTAGCTCAAAAACTATGTAGTTTGTGGGCTAGTCATTAAACCTTGACTAGGTGGCACATTTGTTTGTTGTTCCATCTGTGTATTGCCAAATATATCTTCAGCTAACACAGTAACAGCTTGTTTTGGATCTTGAACACCATATCTTCTCATTGCATAACTTGCTGCAACAGACATTGGCATTACAAGATTTGGTTCATCTGTACCTATTTGCTCCATTAATGGTGCAAACTCAGGTAACATCTTACTTAAAGCTGTTGTAACAGATGGAGATAAAACAGCACTTATAGCTGCTCTATCTTCAGCTGTTAATGTTTTAAATCTTTCTGCTAAAGTTATTTCAGTTTCAGATGCATCAGGAAACTGATCCTTTAATGTCATTGGTTTATTTTGAACAACTTGTTGTTTTACAGGTTGTTCTTTTTTTTGTACTGGCAATTTAGGATTAACTCTACCCTTTGGCATTTGTTGTTTTTGATTCATCATTCCTGTTGTTGTAACAGTTCCTTTCATATCACTTATTGCCATTATACTAATACCTCTTTATGTTTTTTATAAATTAATTTACCAATAGCATAACTACTATTTTCTATTAATATACTATATAATCTTCCTAGTAAATTAAATTTACCTTTTTTTAATCTCCATTTAATATCTTTAGTTCTATTAGACATTACATGATTCCAAAATTTTGTAACTAATTTATTTTTTTTCATAAGTTTAACCATTGGAACTGCCCAATACCAATATCCATTTATATGGGTATTACTAAAATTATTAATTGTAAAATTCCAACTTAACCTATGATCTTCTTTTGACATTAATTTTTGTTTATATAATTCTGTACAAATTACACTTCCACCAAAAACTGCTTCAACTACACCACCAGTAACTGCACCAACCACTGCTCCTACTGGACCCCCTACTGCCATTCCAACACTAGCACCTGCTGCCATACCTTTTTTTTCTTTTACTTTAAAAGTATCACCTACTCCATAAGCTATAGCCCCTGCAGCTAAAGATCCACCTGCAGAACTAGGGGTCATAAAAGCTGATTGAGTTCCAAAAGTTCCGCCACTTAGTGGTGTTATAGTCCCTGTTGTCCCTGGAATTGTACCTGTGTTACCTTTAAATAAATTATAAGCTCTAAAACCTATGTCAGCAACTTTACTTACTTGATCAAGTCTTTGAGAACGTTGTGCTAATTTTTGTTGATCTCTTATTAAAGCAAAAATTTCATCTTGACCAGGACCAGTTTGTTGTTGCATAGGAAATTGTTGTGCAATTCTAGCTGCTTTTTGTAATGGTGATTCTATTAATTCTTGTGCACTTGGTGGTGCAAAATCTTTTTGTTCAACTTTAGTTGGTGTAATTTGATTATCTAATTTAGTTTCACCTGTAACAGGATCTGTTACTAATTTAGTTTGTCCAGGTGTTTCTCTCATTAAGGCTTGAGTTTGACTTCCTAAATCAGTTGTCCCTGCTAATTTAGTTTTATCACCACCAGTATATGCTTCAAACTCTTGTGAAGTTATTGGTGGTACAGATGCTTCCATTGCATCTTTATAAGTGTAATTACCTTGTGCATCTCTAATTAATTGTAATACCATTTATTCCCTATTGCGTTTGTTTGCCTCTTTGAGGTTGAGTATTTGCCGCACTAAAGCCAGTTTCCCCTGGCATTGGTACATTGCCTGTACCGATGTTGCCACCTCCAACTCCTGTTGGATCTGTTGGCGAAGCTCCTGTAGGTACTTCTCCAGCTGACCCCATTTGATTTGGTCCTCCAGTAGCGGTTGTATTGTTTTGATTTCCATTTGCCATTCCCATTATTTGTGCATAGATCGCAGCTTTTTCTGGATCATTAATTAATTGATCTGGATCAATATCTAAAGACTTAGCTATTTCAGTTAAACATGTATGCCATCTAACGAATG